AAAGATTGCAAACATTAAGTCAGAAAGCTGGTAACAATGCCAGTATGATTGAAAGACAAAATGTCAGACTGGAAAAAGACCTGAAAGAATATTATGAGCCACGGAAAGAACTAGCTGATGCTAAAGTACTGGATGCACAGGAACAGAAAACTGCTCTTACCCAACAGGAAGCTACACTTAAACAGGAACAAAGTGATATTGCTGCTGAACAAGCCCGAGCATTTGATACTCCTGTGCCTAATGATGCAAAAACCAACAACGGAGGGGTAGATCCCGATGCTCCTATTTTAAGACCAGGAATGACAGCAGCTGGAAATATGGCACCGACATCAACTGTTTCATCCACAGGTAGCAGCACTTATCGCACACCAGGTGAGGATTATAAAGCACCAAATGATAATAGACCAGAAACTGCTAAATCTGAACCACAGTATATAGAAGAAAAAGTTTATGCAGGTGACGGATCATTTAGCCATACTCAAATTATCCCAAATCCCAATTATGTTGCGCCTACAGTGGTGCCACAGACTGGCGGTACAGATCCTTATTCCATTGGTGGCGGATCAGATACAGACAGAACACCAGGAGCAGCCCAGAAAGAATCAAATGCTCAAAGTCTCAGAGATCAGCCCAGCCAGAAAGTGGGAACCGACGACCAGGGCAATCCCATGGTATACACCAGTCCTGATCAAGACCCTGCAAACAGACCTACATCAGTAACCACAGATGATCAGGGCAATCCCATGGAAGTATATAGACCTAATTCCGATGGAACAAGCACTGCCACATCACCAACACCAGCAGATGGACAGAGCCCCTACGGCAGAGACAGCACAGAAAATTCACAATATGCTGAAACAAATGACCTAGGCAGAGGTGGTAACCCCGTAACAGAACCAACAACACAATCACCTGTGACTGACACTGGCAGTCCAGCAGGAGATTCAGCTGGTGTGAACACACCAATGTCTGGAACAACTGGAGGAACTATTGCAGGGCCTGGCGCTGGTGGTGCCAGCGGAGCAGCAGTACCAGGTGCAGGTAGCCCAGCAGCTGGTGCTGCACCAGAGGCCAAATGCTAGGGGTAAATATCTGATGGCTTTATACAAGGGTTACAGCAGCGTAAACAGAGATTTTGGTCCTTATGGATTAGCAGACAATGATCTGATAATCCAGGACCTGTTGAATAATTTGAACATCCGCAAGGGTGAAAAACTTATGAATCCAGATTTTGGATGCATTGTTTGGGACAGATTATTTGATCCACTTACTCCTGCTCTCAAACAAGATATTGTTAAAAATATAGATACTATCATTGCCAATGATCCCAGATTAGCTGTGACACAGTCCACAACCATACAAGAAAGCCCAGATGGACACGGATTGGTACTAAATTTCAGCTTACAATTTGCTGGCACAAACAAACTGGCCAGTCTTAATGTGAAATTTGACAGTCAATTCAACAAACTTTTTGTGCTTTAATATACAGCTATTATCTAACCGATAAATAATTTCAAAGAGCAGACACTCATGGCAACTAGTAAAAGACAAAGTAATTTATTTGCAACTCAAGACTGGAAAAAACTGTATACCACTTTCAGTGAAGCAGATTTTCAAAGTTATGATTTTGAAACCTTGCGTAAGATCATGGTGGATTACCTGCGTACCTATTACGCAGAAGATTACAATGATTTTATTGAAAGCAGTGAATTTGTAGCACTACTGGACCTGATTGCATTTACTGCACAGGGCATGGCTTTTCGTGCTGATCTCAACGCCAGAGAAAACTTCCTGGACACAGCAGAACGCCGTGACAGTGTGCTTAAACTGGTCAAACAACTGGGCTATGTGCCCAACCGTAACAAAGCCAGCAACGGTTTAATGAAAGTTATCAGCATCAGTACCACTGAAGCACTGGTGGACATCAACGGACAAAATCTCAGCAAAGTTACTGTGAACTGGAACGACACCAGCAATCCCAACTGGAACAATCAGTTCACACAGATAATGAACGCTGCCATTGGTTCAGGCAAAATTGGCAAACCATTTGCCAGCAAAACCATTAATAACATACTAACACAGCAATACAATCTGGCATTGCCAGCTAGTATTTTGCCAGTGTTTACATTTACTGTGAACCTGGATACAAATAACAGTCCTTTCGAAATTGTCAGTGCAAACATACTGACAACTGATGTTATTGCTGAACAAGATCCTGGTGTGCGTGGTGAATTTGGCATGATATTTCAGAACGATGGCAAGGGCAATGCCAGTGCCAATACTGGATTCTTTATGCTATTCAAACAAGGGCAGTTGATCAGTTTGGATTTTAACATCACTGAAAAGATTCCCAATCGTGTGTTCAGTATCACCCAGGACAATGTTAACAACGAAGACATCTGGTTGTATGAAATCAGCAATGGGGCATTGACCAGCAAGTGGACACAAGTTCCTGCTGTGTTTAGTCAGACAGCCATCTACAACAGCATTGCCACACAAAATCGCACACTGTACAGTGTAAACACCAGAATTAACGACCAGATTGATCTGGTATTTGGTGATGGCACATTTGCTGAAATACCATCAGGCACATACAGAAGTTATTATCGTGTGAGTAATGGTTTGACCTATCGCATCACACCAGCCGATCTCAACAACATCATGATCAGTGTGCCCTATATCAACAAACAGGGCAGAGCAGAAACACTGACACTGCATGTGAGCTTGCAATACACTGTGAGTAACAGCAGCCGCCGTGACCTCACTCCGGAAATCAAACAGAAAGCACCACAGGCTTTTTACACACAGGGCAGAATGGTCAACGGAGAAGATTACAACATCTTCCCTTACACTCAGTATCCTGACATTGTTAAGGTAAAGAGTGTGAACCGTTACAGCTCAGGTGCCAGCCGCGGTATTGAAATTAACGATCCCACTGGCAAGTACAGCAGCACCAATGTGTTTGCTGACGATGGTGTATTTTATCAGAATGTCACAAAAAAGAACCTGGAGTTTGTGTTCACTAGCAGAAATGACATTCTAAACATCTTTAACAACAACATATTGCCGCTGATAAACAGCTCAAGTATGAAACAGTTTTATTATCAGAATTTTCCTGAAATAACATTGCCCGCCACTACATGGCAGAGAATCACTGATGACACTGTCAGCAGCACTGGATTCTTTTTAGACAGCAGTTTTGGTCAGGCCATTGTCAGTTACAATGCCAGTGCCAGTAACAGAAAATATTTAAATCTCAACAGTCTGGTCAAATTTACCAGTCCTGCTGGGCAATACTTTGATGCTAATAACACACTTATCACAGGCACACCTACACAGCTGACTGATCGCACTGAGATCTGGTTGGGTATTAACAATATCTTGGGCAATGGCACTGGATTGACATTTGTGGCAGGTCGTAGAATTGGCGGCATTACCATCACAGAGAACATACCCACTGGTGCTGTGGTCAGCACTGTGTTCAGTCCCTGGACCACTGCACTACAACCCACAACTGTTAATACACTGATTAGTTTGATATTAAATTATCAGGATTTTGCTCTGAGATATGATTACACTGCCACAGCAGGATTTGCTGATCCCTGGAAATTTATTAAAAATGACCTTGTTGATGCAACTGGTGATTTTAATTTGGCAACTGCAGGCAGTAATAGTGACAGCAGTTGGTTAATGCTGTTTAAAAATGATGGTGTCAAGTACACTGTGACCTATCGTGGTTGCGACTTTGTGTTTGGCAGCAAGAAGGAAGTGAGATTCCTCAATGTCAATGCACAGCCGGTGTTTGACCCCACAACCAATTTGATGATTTATGACACTGTTAAGGTGCTTAAAAACAATGACAATATGACCAAAGCTGTGAGTATCAGAGTTTATAATAACATTCTGGAATCAGATGGTTACAGTGATGATGCCAGAGTCAACATGACTTATCAGATCAATCCCACAAGTGGGTTGCCTGCGGATCCCAAAATCTTTAACACGGTTGTGCCCACAAGTAAAACTTATGTGTTCTATAAGATGTACAGCGATGCTGACAGTTTGATCAGATATCAGTTAATGGACACTGGCGCAGTGAGTTACACAGCTAACTTGACCACACTAGCTCAGGTACAAACTGTTAGAAATAATTTTCCCGTGGGCCAGCTGTTTTATGCCACTACTGACAGAAAATTTTATCAGACCAAAGTGGTAAACGACACCAGAACTGTGGTAGATGTCAGTGGCAATTATCTGGCATTCAAAGGTCGTCAGGATTTGAACTTCCAATACACTCACAATGCCAACAACTCACGCAGACTTGACCCCAGCACCAGTAACCTGATTGACTGCTACATCATGGTGCGTAGTTATGATGAGCAGTACAGAAACTATATTCTGGACCTGACTGGCAAGATGGAAAAACCCACAGATTTGGACACAGTAAATCTCAACAACAACTACAGCAACTTGTTCAGCTACAAGATGATATCAGATGAACTGGTGCTTAATGCTGGTGTATACAAGCCATTGTTTGGCCACAAAGCTGTCAGCAGTTTACAGGCCAATTTTCTAGTGGTTAAGAACCCCAACACCACAATCAGCGACAACGAATTAAAAAGCAGAATCATTACCAACATCAATCAATACTTTGCTCTGGATAACTGGGATTTTGGTGATACTTTTTACTTTAGTGAATTAAGTGCTTATTTGCACAATCAACTGCCAGGATATCTCAACAGTATAGTGATGACACCAGCTGATGTCAACACTGTTTTTGGTAGCTTATACGAAATTAGATGTCAACCCAATGAGATTTTCATCAGTTGCGCCACAGTGGATAACATCAAAGTTACCACAGGTGTGCTGAGTGGAATAAACTCAGCAGGGTTAAATTTGGCAACAGTAAGTTAATAGGAATTTTTAATGGCTAATCGCAAGAGTGTAAATTTTTTACCTACGGTTTTTCAAACACAGACCAACCGTAAGTTTTTAAATGCCACTATGGATCAATTGATCCAGGAACCCAGTCTGGAACAGGTTTATGGTTATATTGGCCAACAAGATCTCAGCCCCAACTACCAGAGCAATGACTATTACATAAAAGAGTCTGACGATTACAGTCAGTTCTATCAGCTGGAACCTGGTTTGGTTGTCAGAAAGAAGTTGCCCAACAGCAACAACTTTGTAAACGAAAATGCCTACACCTACATTGACATGCTGAATCAGATCAGCAGCGATGGTGGTGTAATCAGCAATCACAGTCGCATGTTCACACAGGAATTTTACAGCTACAATGCTTTCTGTGATCTGGACAAACTGGTAAACTATCGTCAATATTACTGGTCACCATCAGGACCTGTGGCAGTAAATGTCTCTGGCGACACCAAACAGTTGCCAGTGAGTAGCACAGAAATTTACATGCATCGTAACAGATACTTGCCTACTGCTGACAAGCAAACCATTGACATTGCCAAGCAGGGTTATGCCATTGATGGATTTAAGAATCAGACCAATCCCACAATTTATCTGACTCGTGGTGTTACATATAACTTCCATGTGGATCAACCAGGATACAAATTCTGGATCCAGAGCGAAACTGGCACAGACCAGTACAGCAGCTTACAGCAGAACATGAATGTCAGAGATGTCTGGGGCGTGTACAACAACGGCACAGATTCTGGTGCTGTGAGATTTGTTGCTCCTCTAACATCAGCTCAGGATCAGTGGCTGGGTTTGGCAGAATTCAGCACCATTGTAGACATTGTACTGGATGTGCCTTTTAACAGTATTCAAGGTGCAAACTATAATACACTGACACATGCCAACGGTTTAGACGGTATCAAAACATTTGGTGTTAAGAATGTGATCTTTACCAATCCCGGTGGCTGGCCCAACACTGTCACTCAAGAACAAAGAAGAGGCGTGTGGAGACTGACTGTGGTCAACGGCATTGTTCAGTTGGACTACAACATAGATTTTCCCCGTGGTTACAAAGTGTTTGTGCGTGAAGGTGAAACATACGGACACCTGTATGTGTATCGTGATGCACTGGGTAGAATCGTCAGATTCCCAGAAATAACTGCCAACTTGGACACACTGTACTATTGCGACGGTGAAAATCCTGACTTCTATGGTGTTATCAGACTGATTGAACCTGATCCCATCACACTGATGGATGTAAATCACATCATTGGACAAGCCTATTACACCAGTCCCAATGGCATTGAATTTACCAGTGGATTAAAAGTTCGTTTCACTGGCCCAGTGACACCAGCAGAATACAGCACTGGTGAATGGCTTGTGGAAAATGTAGGCAAGAGCATCAGACTGATCAATTGGTCTGAGTTTGTCACACCAGAAATGTACAACAACTATCTAGGCAGTCAATATGATGTTGACGGCGAACCATACGACATTACTGGCTATGATGCCAACAAAAACAATCCCAATGTCAAAGACTACATGATGGTCAGTCGTGCCAGCAGAGACAGAAATGCCTGGAGCCGCAACAATCGCTGGTTCCACAAAGATGTGCTGCAATATGCAGCAGACAAAGCTGGTGTGGAATTAAGTTTGGACAACAACTTCCAGGGTCAGAGACCCATTGTGGAAATGTTGCCTGATCTGCAACTTTACAATCACGGCAAAAACTTCCTGAAAATTGTCAATGTTTATGATGACAGCACCACTGATGCCTTCAATCAGATTGAAGGACAAAACAATTTTGGATTAAAAACAGAGTTTTTTGAGATTGCAGCAATCCAATTTAGTCCAGCAGAAAGCAATTACATTGTGTTGCCAGGACTGGAAGCCCGAGCCAACGGTTTGACATACACTGTGCAAGCAGGTCAGACTGTCAGTGGTTTGGGCATACCCATGCGTACTGTTATCACACGCATTGATGAAAGAACCAACACCATTTACCTAAACAACGCTGTCACACAAGACATTGAAGTGGACACGCTGATATTCTTTGGACAGTACAACAGCGATGGCATTGAGCTTAACGATGGTGTTACCATTGTATTTGCCAATGACACCAGATCAGAAGTTCGCAGCACCATCTATCAGGTGAGAAACATCCATGCTTTTGCACCTCGTGATGTAGAAACCAGAGTAATACAACAGTTTAGTGCCAGAAACACCAAAAATAAAAATCGCCTGTATATCACTAACACCTATGGCATCACAACAACCACCAAAGTCACTGGCAATGGTATACGAGCTGGCACTTATGTAACCAGCATCAATGCTGCTGAAGGTTATATCACCATTA